TATTTATTTTTTAATAATGGGTAAAATAAGACAATGGTTTACTAATTGGTTGGATAAACGAATAGAAAAATCAATACAAAAACACGCAGATAAATTATTTTTTGAGAATAGAGATGAAAAATAAAAATGATATAACCGGTGATTTAATTAAATCAAAAACCGGTGGTCAAAAAGCTTATGCTGATGGTTGGGAAGCTATTTTTGGTAAATCAAAGGTAAGAAAAAAGACTCCAGAGCATGGTAAAACTCAAATACATAAGGATAAAACTAAAGAGGTACCTAGACATTATAAATATAATAATATAGAGGAACAACTATGAGTATAGATATAGACCAATTTGATTTTGGATTTACTGCTGTAGATGAAAATGAATTAGAAGCAGTACAAAAATTATCAACTGAAGCTTCCACCGTTGCAGCATCGGCTGAACAAAACGAAGAGAAGCTTAATAAATTGTATAATGCAATTTTACCTTTATTATCAAATTTAAAAGCAAACCCAGAAAAGGATTATATTTACTGGCCAAATAGGACAGAAAAAGTAGAAGCCTTTGAAGATTTAATATCAGGGATAGTTAAATAATGGCAATTAATTCAACAACAACAGGTAATATAAAATTAAGCGATATTCAAGCTGAAGTTGGTCATTCAACTACAACCAATATTAGTTTAAAAGACCAATCAGTTGCCGCACCCGAACATGGTACCTATACACTATTAAATGATGCACCGTATGGAATGGGAGAATATAGCGAGTATGTTGCAGTATCTTATGATGATTGGCCAACTCTCCAGCTTGGTGAAACATTTCCAGGCTCACAATGGGGTACAGAAAATCATTATGGAACAAGTTTTATACAGGTAGGTTGTAATTATAGTCAATTCCATGATAAAACTAATGATAGACTTGTTCATAGGGCATCAAGTTTTGATTCCACTGCAGCATCCACATTTACTTATGGATATCAGGATTATACAGGTTTAGATAATGCCACATTCCAAGCTAAAGCAAATTATAATACAACATTAAATGCCGGTCAGACTAATGCAGCTTCATATTCTGATAATCCAGCATCATATTCACCAGCATCAGGTGTATGGACAAATGTAAGTTCTACTTTTTATTCCCCAACGTGGCAATGGACTATAGAGCTTTTTACTGGTAATTATGGTACAGCAACACTTATATCATCATTTTCAAATCCATCTGGTATTGAGTTATATAGTAGAGCAAATTTAAGTGGTACCTACTATCCGGATAGTTCTGGTTATAGTAACCAAACAAGTAGTCAATTTCCATTAGTCAATGCATCTGTAAATTTACAGCTGACAAGAGGAACATCACCGCAACCTCAAGGGCCTGCATAATATGATTATACAAAAACCTAGGAGCTTTAATGCACCTAAAATGTCACCTTATCAAATTAAACATTATCATATAGATAATATATTTACTGTAATAGAAGTTTCTACAAGTCAAATAATGGGAAATTTTAAATCATTACAAGAAGCAGAAGCATTTATGTGGAGCTTAATACCAAGGATAAAATAATATGTTTTTTAAAAAGGATACAGATATGAATATTGAACAATTAAAAGAAACACTAAAAATAGATGAAGGAGTAGTGTATGAAATTTATAATGACCATCTTGGTTATCCAACATTTGGAATTGGTCACCTCGTTCTTGAACGGGACGGAGAACATGGGTTACCGGTGGGTACTCCAGTCTCAGAGGATAGAGTTAGCGAATGCTTCGAACAAGATGTACAAGTAGTAATAGAAGATTGTAAAAAATTACATGATGGTTGGGATGGTTACCCAGAAGAGGTAAAACAAATCATTGCAAACATGATGTTTAATATGGGACTCACGCGCTTGAGTAAATTCAAACGCCATAATGCAGCGCTGCAGAGTGGTGATTGGAAGGAGGCTGCAAAAGAAGGCAGAGATTCAAGATGGTACAAGCAAGTGACAAACAGAGCCGAAAGGCTAATGAAAAGACTCGAGGAGATATAGGAACCAATAAAGGTTGGTTTTGGTGTCATGAGAGAAAGAACTACTTCCGTTGGGAAGAGTTGATAAACTATAAATATAATAAATAATGGAGGAAATATGTTTAATTGGTTGAAAAGACTTTTTGATAATACTGAACCTGAAGCTACTGGTGTAAGAGCTAGAAACGCAAAGGGTCATTATGTTGCTGATGATAAATCAACACCTAAGGTCAATGAAGCTTATGTAGATGGTAAAACACCAAAGCGTAAGCCAAGAAAAAAACCTGCCGCTAAGAAAGCTGCGCCAAAAAAGGCACCAGCAAAAAGAGGCAGACCAAAAAAGACTACAACTAAAAAGTAATTAGTTATAATTTTATATAAAAGGCTCCAGGTAGGGGCCTTTTTGTTATAAATAGATACATAAAAATAATATTATAGGAATTTAAAATGGCAAGTACAATTAAATTATTAGGACCTGAGGTTAATTTAGGGTCAGCTACAAATGTGAGCTTTGCAAAAGTTGTAAGAGTATTAAATAATAAAACATCAGTTCAACTTATTACTCGAGCAAGTTCAGGTGGAGAAGTTTTAGGAACTGTCACATTAGCAGCAGGCGAAATAGCTTATATAGAAAAAGCCTCTACTGATACATTATTAGGTGTCGCAACTTCTTTAGCAGTAGGAGTTGGGTATAGTAACTAGTGGAAGAAGCACTAGCAATATTTCAAGATTTAGGGTTACCTATCGCAGGTGCTCTGGTCATGGGATATTTTATATTCATCATCATAAAACAAATATTTGAAGGTATTGTTGACGATATAAGCACACTTACTATGTTCTGTGAATCTCTGGAAAATAGAGCACGAACAATGAGCAACGAAATGATAAAAATAGACTTATTGGTAAGTAGTGCATTAGAATTAAGACCTGACATTGAAAGGATTGCAAGAGCAGAAAATTTCATTGAAGATGGCAAACTTGATGTAAGAAGAGATTAGTATGGAAGAAATGAGTACAGTGGCTCAGTTGGTGGCCGATTATGGTTTTCCAACAGTTATGGTTATAGGGTTAGGTTATTTCGTATATTTTGTTTATAGTTTTATAAATGAAAATATAGACCCAGCAATTGAGAAGATGCATTTTCAGTTAATAAAAGTGATTGACCAAATGAGAATGCTAGACCAAGATTTAATAAGGTTACAACAAAAGGTCGATACCGTTTTGGAGTATAAAGAAAATGAGCAAAAAAGACAAGTTAAAAGAAAAGGTAGAAATAATAACTCTAGCTAGTTTATTCATAATATCAATTATGGCTGTATCGCCAAATGTACAAGCATCTCCGATTGTACATGAATTTAAAAATCCATCATTCAGTGGAGCCGGTACTGGTGCACATTACCTCACTATTGAAAACCAAGAACATAGCAGAAAGAAAGCCATAGAAGAAGCTTTGGAATCTGCAGCAAAGGCAGCTCAAAGAGAAGCTGAAAACACAACACTTGCAAAGTTCATTCGAAACTTAGAAAGCAGAATTTATGCTCAATTATCCAAGCAATTGGTTGAATCAATGTTTAGTAATGATACTGCATCAAACTTTGGTTCATTTGCACTTGAAGGTAGTATTATAACATGGGAAGTTATAACTAACGAAGATGGAACCGATGTTATAAAAATGACTATTGTTGATACTGAAGGCACAACAACAATTATAGAAATACCTGTAGGTACAGGAAACTTTGGTCAAGACCCTGATACTGGAGACGGCGGTGGTTAAATATCTTTTAACTGCAATATTATTACTACAAGGTTGTGCGGCAGTTCCAAGATGGACTGAAAATCCACAAAATTGTAATCCTAATATGTGGGGCCCAGAATATAATCACGATGTATGGAATTATGCAAAAGCATCTGGTAGAATCTTTACTAAAGCAATGCCATATATTTGTGTTGAAAATCCGGAAGTCGTTCGAATGCCTTCTTATATTGAATTATTAGAAATACCACCAGCAAGGGAAATGCCAGTGGTTGCTGTATATCAATTTATGGATAAAACAGGACAAAGAAAAGCACGACCAGGTATAGCAGATTTCTCAACAGCCGTAACTCAAGGTGGAGTTGAAATGGTGGTTGATGCTTTAAAAACTGCAGGTCAAAATTCATGGTTTCGTGTTGTTGAAAGAAATGGTATAGACCATTTAGTAAGAGAACGACAAATCATTCGAAGTGCAAGGCAAGATGTTGCTAAAAAACAAGGACAAGAAAAATATAAAGAATTGAATCCACTTTTATTCGCAGGAATAATTATTGAAGGTGGTATTATTGGTTATGATACTGACATTAAATCAGGAGGGCGAGGCGCACGAACTCTTGGTATTGGTGTAAGTAGACAATATCGTCAAGATGTTGTTACAATAAGTATGAGAGCCATTTCGGTTCTAACAGGCGAAGTATTATTAAATGTACAAACTCGGAAAACAGTATTTAGTTATGGTACTGGAGGCGATGTATTTAAATTCATCGAGGAAGGAACACAACTAGTAGAGTTCGAAGACGGAATTGGAAATAATGAGTCGGTGACTTACGCAGTGCGAACAGCCATTGAGGCTGGAGTACTGGAATTAATCTACCAAGGCCACAGACGTGGTTATTGGGAAATCGAGGGGTATAACGAAAATGAATAAACTATATAGTGTGGTCCTATCTGGACTATTAGTGTCGACTGGATTCGTTTTTGCACAAGCCACTGATGATAACGAAGTTAATATATTACAATCAGGTGATACACTTAGTTTGTATATAGACCAATTAGGGTTTGGTAACAAAATAGGCGGAGATGATTTTTCATCTAGTAGCTCAGCTATGTCTATTACAGGTTCCAGCTTGAATTTTGATTTAGACTTCACAGGGAACCAAAACATTTTATTTGGACCAGTTGTAGCAGATAGCTCTACTTATAAGCTTGACTTTACAGGTGATTCAAACGAAATAGATTGGAACATTGGATATATCGGAAGTGCTGATAGTTCAGACATAAACTTTGATGTAACAGGAAGTAGTAATACTTTTGACTTAGACCAAGGTTATGTTTACAGTGCAGAAAGATTGGATGCGGATTTAATACTCATTGGTAGCAACAACATCTTTGATGTTGACTGGGAGAGTGATGATGTTGTATGGAATTGGGACGTTACCGGTAGTTCTAATAACATCAATACATTACAATCTGATGGTGCTAATGAAATGACCGTTGAATTAAATGGCGATAGTGCTGATATTGATATTAATCAAATATCTGGTACATGTGCAGCAGTAAATGCAGCATGTTCGTCACCAAATGCAATAATAACTTTGGATATTACAAGTGACAATGCAACAATTCAAATCAATCAAAAAGATTCGTCTAGCGATTCTTCTTAATTTGTTATTCATCGGTGGGGTCTTAGCTGACCCCATCGGCGAAGTGATAGAGCAGACCGGTTCAGGTCAAATTATAAGAGATAAAGAAGAAATACAGGTAGCAGATTTACCTGAGGTAGAACTAAACGATATTGCAGAAACTGCAAATGGTAAAATGAAAATTGAGTTTTTGGATAAGGCTCAATTGGATTTAAAGGAACATTCAGAGGTATTAATAGACGAAATATATTACGACCCTGACCCATCATTATCCAAAATGTCAATGAAATTCACAATGGGAACAGCAAGATTTGCTTCAGGTTCTCTTGGATTAATAAACAAAGCAAACATTGATATACAAACACCCACAGCCACAATTGGTATTCGTGGAACAGATTTTACAACAACCATCGATGAATTAGGTAGAAGCTTAATTGTTTTATTACCTGACCAATATGGTAATCCATCAGGCGAAATAACTGTAACCAATTTAGGTGGTACAATTACTTTAAACCAAGCTTATCAAGCAACAATGGTATCATCACTTGATACGATACCAACTAATCCTATACAAATACAAGGTATTACTCCATCAATGATTGATAATATGTTTATTGTGAATCCACCAAAAGAAGTAAAAGAAGCAATAGAAGAACAAGTACAAAATGATTTAGATGATGACCAAGGAATACTTGATATTGATTACCTAGAATATAATGAATTGGAGAAGGACATCGAAGATTATTTGGACGAAGATTATGATGCAAGAGATAGAATAAATTACGATGCATTGGCTGGTGATTTTTTACCTGATTTATTAGATGTAGTAGAAGAATTAGTTCGAACAACATCTGCATTAGAAGATGCACAAAAAGGTGGAGATACAATTGGTGGTTGGACATTAAAAGGTGCTACATTTGGATTAAATAAGGATTCGCAATATAATGTTTTTGAAGAAGATGGTAATTTAATTTTATATAGAACGGTAAATGGTGTTATAAATATAACTATAAGCTCTGGTGGTAACGGATTTGTAGATACAAATGTTGAAGGTTACCAAGGAATAATAACATTTGGAAGCGGAGAAGGAATTGAAATCTTCATCAATCAAGGAAACTAGGAAATTATTAGTTTCAGTTTATACGAATGGAAAAAAGACAATATATGTTTACGCAAATAAAAAGAACAATATATAAGTATTGGATAGCACCTTGGCATCCAGAGAAGTGTATTAAAAATGTATAAGTTATTACCATTATATTTTTTAGCATCAATGTTATATGCTGGTCCTACAGATGATAATCATATTCATATTGAACAACTTTCAGGTGGTGATAATTTAGATTTAACTATATCTCAAATAGGTTTTGGTAATGAAATTAATTTTTCATTCGACCATGCAAATAATACATTTAATTTTAATCAAACAGGTAATGATAATTATATTGGTTGGGTTTCCTATTGGGGTTCAGGCAAAGGTTGGGGTGGTGATGTAGATGGAACCGGTAATGTGGAAAATATTTCACAAACTGGTGGAGCAACATACGGAAGACATATATGGGATAATGATAACACTATTGATGTATATCAAAATGGAACTCATACCTTTAATATGGATGTCCATGTTGCCGATGTTGAAGTTGATTTATGGCAAGAAGGAACTGGTAGCCATTATGCTCATGTATATTTTTATGGTACATCAGACGGCTCAATAGCAAATGTCATGCAAAAAGGTAATGCAAATCATAATGCTCAAGTTGTTCTCCAAGGGACAGAGGAAACAACTCTTAATTTACTACAACAAGGTAATACAAATCAAGTATACTCGCTGACACAAAACTGTAATACAGTTGGTGGGTGTAGTGTATCAGTAACTCAAGGAAATTAATTATGTTATTAGAAACAATGATAGCCATTGAATTGGAAAAAGAACCTTTTAATTATGAACAAATACAGGCTGATGCTGTGGTCATAGAACAAGATAAAAGACGATTTAATTTTGTAAAATTAGATGACCCTGTAAGTGATGAAACACTCACAAAGTATTATCTTTGGAATATATTAGATTTTGCAACTACAGTATATGCATTGGAAAATAGAGACCGGGTAAGAGAAGGCAATTTGATATTAGGAGGGGACCCCTCGCTTGATAGATTATTATTACACAAATTAATACTTGCTCCTTTAATAGCACACAATATGGAAAATGATGCAGTTGAACTGGTTACTCTTGGTATACAAATTGCTACAATTAATAATGCTAGATTAATTGCGATAAGTGATTAGGTATTACACTTTGTATTACACTTTTTAGAATTTATGAAATATTTAACATCAATTTGGGCGAGTATTACACTTTGTATTACACTTTTGCTCGTAAGAGTATATGACCCACAATTAGTAGAAGAGTTCAGACTCAGTATCTTCGACCAATATATTCAATCACTTCCAGTCGAACATTCAAACGATATTGTTTTAATTAATATTGGCGAAAAGTCATTAGAAAAATATGGTCAATATCCATGGCCAAGACAATACTATGCACAAATGATTTCTGATATAAGAAGTGCCAATGCTGGTATGATTGGATTTACTATTATGTTTCCAGAAGCAGATAGGTTTGGTGGTGATGAAGTCTTTGCCAGCTGGGTAAAAGATAATGGAATTATATTATCGCAAGATGCAGATTCTGAAGGAAGGTCTGAAAAAGCACCTTATGTAGGATATGCAACATTTGGATATAGTGGTAATGTATTGGATTTAACTTATCGTTATGGTGGATTAATTACAAATATAGAATTATTGGAATCAAATGCTTGGGGTGCAGGATTATTAAATGGCGCGCCAGAAGTTGATAATGTAACAAGAAGAATACCTTTAATGTCACAAATTAATGGTGATTTATATCCATCGTTTGCCTTAGAAACAATAAGAGCAATCAATGATAAAAAGAGTTATACAATAAAATTAAACGAAACTGGTATCGAAGAAATTATATTAAGACCCTTTCAGATACCTACAGATTCAAATGGAAGTATTTGGTTAAAATGGAATACACATTTCCAGGAAATAGAATATGATGGAACACCACTTCCTAATTTAGAAGGTAAAACAGTTATTGTAGGGGTAACCGCAAAAGGTATTGTTCCACAAACTCCTACGCCTGATGGATTAAAATATCCACATCAATTACAAGGTAATGCCTTACAAACTATTATGTCAGATAATCCCATATCAAGGCCACAATGGACCTATCCTATGGAGTTAGCTTTAATGGTTGCTGGGGCTCTTCTGATAATATTATGTGTTTATTATGGTCCTGTCTGGCTTGGGCTTGTATCCTTCTTCGGTTCCGTTGTTGGCGTTGCGTTCGCCTCTTATTACTTCTGGACCTCAACTAGTATACTCCTTGACCTAAGTGGTGCACTTATATTATATATACTTTCTTTTACCTCATCAGCATTCAATAATTTTTATAAACAATTTAAATTACGACAACAAGTAAAGAAACAATTCGGTACATATGTATCACCAGATTTAGTAAAACAATTACAGAAAGACCCATCACTTCTACGCCTAGGTGGAGAGAGAAAAGAAATGACATTTATGTTTATGGATATCTGTGGGTTTACTCCCATATCAGAACACTATAAAAACAATGATGACCCGGAAGGGCTCGTGATTCTTATAAATAACTATTTGGATACTATGACAAAAATCGTTTTAAAGAACGGTGGAACCATAGATAAATTTATGGGTGATTGTATCATGGCGTTTTGGAATGCTCCACTTGATTGTGAAGACCATGCTAATAAGGCTGTGCAAACATCGATTGAAATATGCGAGGCAGCAGATGAACTTATACAACAACTTGAAGAGCAAGGTTTACCTAGGATTGATATTGGTATTGGCATCAATACCGGTACATGCATCGTTGGAAACATGGGCTCAGAATCTAGATTTGACTATTCCGTCATTGGAGATGCCGTCAACCTTGGGGCTAGACTCGAAGGCCAAACACGAAATTATGATGGGGTACGAGTGTTGTTGGGACCGGAAACTTATCGAAGCTGTAAAGGCAGAGCATTCTCTGAAGTCGATAGAATCCTGGTCAAGGGCAAATCCGAGAAAGTTACAATTTTCACGCCAATTATCAATCGGTGACCCTATCCACCCAGGTGTATATTATACTTTTTTAGCTCTACAAGCAGCTGATGTTTGGACAACAGTTAGAGGTATGGATTTTGATTGTGTATATGAAGCGAATCCTTTATTACCTAAAGTAGCACACAGAGATAGATTAATATTACATAAGATTGTATTTTTAAGTCCTTTTGATGCATTATACCATAATGACCAGCTAACATATGCTGATATGATACTTCCTTTACTTTTAACATCTTATGTTGTTCATAATAATTTAAATGTTATTGATAGAGCAAAACAAAATTGTTCTAAACGATAAGATTATATATAAAATTTATATACTTTAATTTAACTAGCGTGTTTACTTTTGCTATAGTCGTGGTATAATAACACTATATTAAATGATAAGGAGATAATATGGATTTAACAAGAACACTAGGTGAATATGATTCAGTCAGATACTGGCAAAGTGGTAAACTTTACGATGGGTTTATTACAAAGGTAAATAAAGATTTTATCGAAGGTAGATTTTGTGAAACAAATGAATATGGCGAGAAATTTGGAGTATTCTTTAATGCAATAATTTACAAACAATCATTTGAAGGATTAAACCTTGAATGGTTTTATGAAGGACAAGGCGGAGACAACTCAGCAATCGGTTGTGCCGGATATTGGGAAGAATTTAAGGTTGCATAAAAAAAATCAGGAATCGAGGAAGGACTGTAGTTGGTTGGTTGTTGTGAAGTCCTACGAAACGCCCGGTTATAACTGTATTAAAATCAATTAAGACGTGATATATGGTATTGAGGTTATAACAAACGGTAACAATGAAATATCTGAAATTCAAAGAGTGATGATGGGAAGATATGGAAAACGAGAAACCTTATGGTCGCTACCTATCGACCTTGATAAAATCCAGGTAAGGCCTGGCTTAGAAGGACACGGTGTAAAGAATTGGGGTAATACCCATGAAATTGAAATACCAAAAAACTCCCAGTTTCGATTGGAGGGAATAAGGTCTGTGAAAGCAACACCTGAATCAGCGACATACTGACTGTTAGTAAGGAACGCGACCAGAAGCAGCGACCTCCAATCACCTTTTATATTATGAACAAGAAAATTAGACAAAGACATAAAGAAACCGCAATGGTTGTATTCACAGGATTATTAATTAACTATCCAGTGAATTTATTTCTTTTATGGTTATTCATATCAGTTATGGATATTAAAGACCCACTCACATTAAGTATACTCATATCGTTCTTTTTAACGATAGTTGCTTACATCCGTGTGTTTATTGTAAGAAGTTATTATGACAAATAAAGTTTTGTTACAGGAGTGTTACATTTATGTTACTTTTGTGTTACTTTTAACATAGCGTGTTTACAAATGGCTAAAAGTGGTGTATAATAACACTATAATTTAATGATAAGGAGAAAATTATGAAAACACTAAAACAACAAATATCAGAAATCAGAACAATGTCTGAGTTAAATGATGTTTTTAGAGCTGTAAAAGCTCAACAACAAGCAATCAGAGCTCAAGATATTGCAATTAAAAAAGCTACATTATGTGTAGGTCAACCTGTTAGAGTTAACGGTTCAAAAAACTTTAACAAAAAAGGCGTGATTGAAAGAATCAAAATCAAAAATGCTGTCGTAAGAATCGATGGTCAATTGTGGAATTGTCCACTTACAATATTGGAGGCTGTATAATGTCAAATCATATAAACGAACAAATCCTCGAAAGAATTTCAGAGGATGTAGAGCAAATGTCCACTGGCCAAATTCTAAGAGAATTAGATGGTGGAATGAAACCAGGTATTTGTGAATCCTGGGATATGAGAGTCGGAATGACCGACAGAAACTGGGCTGTAGAATCTTTAATAACTAAAAGATTCGAAGCTATGCCGGAGGGTCCACAATGAAAAACATATTATCACTAACACACCTTGCTACAAATATACCTGTAGACATCGAATTGGATTTAGTTGAACTGGCTTGGGCTAGAGATAAAAATCCAAAAACCATAAATGAATCCTGGGATAAATTATGTGAATCAGTTAAGGTAAGAACTGGCCATGATATACCAGGTAATTTTCAATTAAACACTTTAGGAGGAAATCCATGTCACTAACAAAAACTAATGCATTCGATGACATTAAAGCAATGTTACAAAAAGAAAAAGAAAAACTAGAATTTCAAAAAACTGTTAAAAAGGTTTATAGTAAAAAACCAATTAATTATAATAGGTTAACACAACAAGTAAAAAAGGCTGCAGCGACAACCTCAAGCTTGGAATGTTTTAAAGAAGAAAACATGTATTATTCAGAAAAGGATACTGCAAGGTTTTTAGAAAATACATCTTATGTAGATGCCTATAATGCTAATAAATTCGCAGATGGAGATTATTAATGAATAATGTAATTAGAAGATGTATCGCTCTACAAGAAGCAAGAGATAGAGCACAGGACCCAGACTTTAAATTGTTATGGGAACAAAAGAGATTGGAATTAATTAAACTTGCAGAGAGAGGAGGAGTTACAAGTGAGTCAATACAATGATAGAGTCGAAAGACAAAGACGAAAGATAGCAGCAGAGGACTGGGCGGCAAAGGTAAAAGCCATCCATGCACATTCACTTGGTTCAATGTATTACGATACTAGACCAGAAGATACTGAAGATGGTAAAAGTGTCCTTGATGTAGAGTATAATTCTGGTAGAATAGAAAGAACTTTAAATTCAGGCGAAAGATTTATCTTTACAAAGTATGAATTAAAAGGTGATGAGCTTTTAAGTGCATTTTCACAAAATAATTAACATTACGTGTTTACATTGAGCCCTAGTTATGGTATAATGGTACCATCAAATGATAAGGATAAATTATGAAAAAAACTAAAAGAAGTCCGGTGAGTACTCTAACTCACACAACCAGAGAAGTGGCAATTCACTTCCTCGCATGGAGAGAAAAACTAAGAAATCAATCGATGATTGGTCATAATGGTGGTCCAAGATAATGGGGGCGACTAATTTTTATATGGGTTCATTACGATATGACCCAACAGGTAGGAAAAGAAAAAAGCATGCCTCTAACAGAGTAAAGAAAAAACCTGTTGAGTTTAAGCCGATGACCGTTGAGTTATCTTCTCTTGACCGAATAAGAGCCAGACAAGCAAGACAATATAAGTCCATTATGGAAGAATATATGCAGACTGGTAATTATCCTGATTCAAATACAAGTAAAAAAGAAACAATGAAATACACTGGAACATTGGTAAAAGGTATTGCAACAATGCACAAATCAAATGCAGTCCCAGTTATTTCACAACAAGAAGCTGAGGATATCAGCAAAATGAGGAGAGGATAATGGAATATTTTATCACAATTATAATAACATCAGTCGCAGCAGTGTTTGCCTACGGAAGTGCGCATGTGATTGAAGAAGAAAGAACTGGTAAAGAAATACCATTACCGTGGGAAAAAAATAATAACAAAACATTTGATAAATCAAATATCAAATACAGAGATGGAGACAATACATAATGCATGATTTTGAAGATATAATGATTAAGCTTGATGATATAGAAGCTAAAGTGGATACTCTTATTGCAAGAAAGCAAGAAGAGGAAAAAGAATTTGAACCAGAATATACATACGAATATTATTCATCATACTCTAATGATATCGGCGGAGAAAAGAGAAGTGCTGAAGTATGCAAAAGAGGCGATGGTGTTTGGTGTGTAGAAAAATTAATCGATGGCGAATTAATGGAGTTATTACCATTACCAGGTAAGAGTGAAAGCTTTGCTGAACATGCAGCTGAAAATTTCGTATTATTAGCTTAAGTTACATGACCGGGTCTCATCAACGCACTCCTTATCACCCGCGGAGACCTGGTCACTTTACATTTAATGAAAAATGTGTTATAATATATAAATCAACAATTAAGGAGAAATATGGTAGTTAAAAAAAGAAAAAGAGGTCCAAGTCTAGATGAAAAATATCTAGGAGCAGAACCAATCTTTACCCCAGAACAGGATAATACCGATATGACAGCTTGGACAAAAGCTGCACATTGGTATAATTATTTTTATAAATCAAAAGATTACATGCCAACAACCTTGCAGTTTGCAAAGGAACATTGTGGTTATAATAAAACAAAACTTTCAGTATTAAAAAGGTTACCGGCCTGGAAATATATGGAGGTCAATAAACCTATTAAATTATTATATAGAGGTTGGCCATACAATGAGGACTCTATTGGTTTAATGAAGGAATTTATTAGTGAAAGGTATAAAGATGCTTTAAAAGAAAAGAAAATCGAAGAAGCCAAAAAGGCAAATGTGGTTATTATTACCCCTGCAGAGAGAACAAGAAGAAAAGTATTGGATACTATCCATTACGATTGGGATACTGAAATAGTCGAAGGTTGGTTAGATGGAGAATTTAAACAAAAATTTAATGCCTTTAATAGATTTAAAATGCATGGATTAAAAGGTAATGCAATAAACATGTTTAAGGCCTTACTAGACGCTGAACATGAAAATATCAGTGCGGCCTATGATAAATCATGTGACCAATGTGTAGAAGCTTATTCACATTTTACTAAGGGTGAAAAAAGAAAAATTTTAAAACAGTTCGAAGAAGTATACGAGGACCTTGAAAAATTAAGGTTATCTTTTAAGGCAGCAAAAACACCTCGAACAAGAAAACCAAAATCATCAGATGCTCAAGTATCAAGGCTCAAGTATTGTACTGAAGACCTTGACTCTAAGCTTACTTCAATCAACCCAATTATGATACCGGGTAAAAATAAATTGTTTGTTTATAATATAAAACAAAGAAAACTTATTGAATATGTAACTACTGCGACAAGTGGTTTTGAAATATCAGGTACATCAATCAAAAACTTTGATAAGAAGGAAAGTAGGTCAGCGACACTTAGAAAACCTGATGATATATTACCACAGATACTCAATAAAACTGAAAAGCAAATTGATAAAGTGTGGGATACTATTACAACTAAAATAACTAAACCAACAGGACGCATTAACGCTGACTGTATATTAATGAGGACCTTCTAATGCTATCAGTAGGAGATAAATTCCCAGCTTTCTCACTGCAGGGAATCAATGAAAAAAATGAATTTGTGAGAGTAAATATAGAAGAAGGTTACACACCACATAAACATGATTGGTCTGTAGTTTATTTCTATCCAAAGGACTTTACCTTTATCTGCCCAACAGAAATTGCAGGTATGGATATATTAACTGAACATGCAAATGTTGTTGGTATATCAGGTGATAATGAATTCTGTAAATTAGCTTGGAAAAAAGATAATGAATTAATAGGTAATATTAATCATACTCTTGCAGCTGATTGCGGATTAGGATTATCAAATACCTTAGGTATTGTTAACGAAGAGGAAGGAGTTTGTTATAGAGCAACTTTTATCTTTGATAAGGATAGAACTATTCAACACGTATCGGTAAATGCTCTTGATACTGGCAGAAGTGCAAAAGAAGTATTAAGAACATTACAAGCATTACAAGCTGGTGGTTTAACTGGCTGTTCATTTGAGGTTGGCGATGAGTTTGTCGGTTGAAATAGAAGGTAAAATTATGACCAAAAAGAGATTCTCTATGGCGGTTGAGAAAATAGTGGCAACTAGACCAGGTGTTTCATACATTGATGCGGCAGTTGCCATCATAGAGGACAGAGGTATGGATTATTCTAATTTAAAAAGGTTATTAACACCATCGCTCAAATCTAAAATTGAAGAAGAAGCTTCTGGCTTAAATTTAATTAAAGGTACAAAGAAGAATAAATTACCTATATGATAGACCCATTTGATTCCTATAAATTATATAATGCATTAAAGTTACATTTTGAAACTGATTACGATGCATTAAAATATAATTTTAAAACTAATGTTTCTGCAAAATCATTTCTGAATCGAAGAGATAAATATTTCTTTGCCAAGATAGCAAAAACATATGAAAAGGACTTAAAAGGATACTATGTAGCTAACTTTAAAAACGATGTCTCCTATGTAGGAGAAATGGTCAATGAAGTTGGCGAAACTAATTATATCAAACATAGAAAAACACTTGAATCATTATCGCGTGTGTTTCAGAATGATATAAATAAACTAACAGAAGAACAACCAGAGTTTGATGACCTATTCAAATCCGAAGATGGTCAACACCCACTGGTAATTCAACTGTGGATGCAAGAAGAGATTAGTTTAGAGACTGTTGTTATTCTTAATTCCTTGATAGGGTTTATACCTAGAGAATCCAAACAAATATCAGATACATTAATTTGGCCTGATATCAAAAGGAAAATCGAAAAGTATAGTCCCTTTGTAAGCTTTGATAGTACTAAGATGAAACTTATTTTACTAAAAGGGTTTACAAATACATTATAATATGTTATAATATAACTATATCATGCATAAAGTGGATAATACAGAAAAGTCGCAAGACTTAATACAACGCAATACAGGAGAAATACAATGTCATTTGCAAATCTAAAGAGCACACGAGGCTCATCAATCGATAAACTCGTTAAAGCTGCAGAAGCAGTATCCACAAAACCAGAAACTACATCTTATGAAGATGATAGGCTATGGAAACCTACCAGAGATAAAGCAGGAAATGGTTACGCAGTAATCAGATTCTTGCCAGCTAAGGAAGGTGAAGATTTACCTTGGGTAAGATATTGGGACCATGGATTCAAGGGACCAAACGGCTTATGGTATATCGAAAACTCCTTAACTTCTATTGGACAGCAGGACCCAGTGTCAGAGTCAAACTCTGTACTATGGAACTCTGGAAGAGATGAGGATAAGCAAGTAGCTAGGGATAGAAAAAGAAGATTACATTATGTGAGTAATGTTTTAATTGTTTCTGACCCAAGCAACCCAGAAAATGAAGGAAAGGTCAAACTGTACAAGTTTGGTAAGAAAATCTTTGACAAAATCATGGAAGCTATGCAACCTGCTTTTGAAGATGAATCACCTTGTAATCCTTATGACTTCTGGGAAGGTGCAGACTTTAAAATCAAAATCAGAAAGGTTGAAGGTTGGGTAAACTATGATAAATCAGAATTTGCCACACCAAGCTCTTTATATGAAGGCGATGAGTCAAGACTGGAAGAAGTGTATAATCAACTCCATAATTTACAGGACTTTTTAGACCCTAAAAATTATAAAACATACGATGAGTTAAAAGCCAAACTCAATAGAGTATTAGGAGTCGAGGCTGCAGGAATGGTTGAAACAAGCCCATTTGAGGTTAACACACCAGTTGCAGAAGCACCAACAATGGCTGAGGCACCAACAATGGCAGAAGCAAGTACTAGTGAATCAGAAGATGATACATTAAGTTATTTTGCTAAATTGGCTAAAGAAAGTTAATTAAATTTAATTTTCGGAGGGGACTGAATGGTCCCCTTTTTTTATCTGCTGGCTGCAGCTAAATCGCTTGAGGTAGGAGATATTGGCGCGTATGTCATTGACACATTGGTCTTACTACTATTATCTACTGGATTAGTTGATGAAACTTGAGTTACTAAATTTTGTGTTGTTAA